ATGTCCGAAGGTGTATATACAGTTCTAATTTGGTCGCATCCCAAAACGTGTCCGAAACATCTATCAGTATCTCCCATATCAGCATAACATATTTCAAATTGATTATTGTAAGACCAATTATAATCATAGCATAACATTACATTTGGTTTATTATCAAACATTACCTCAAAAAAAAATCCGGTGTCAACATGTGATACATATGTATTCCTTATAATATCTTTTTTTTTATCAATAACGGGTGTAATTATATTGTATCGTTCGTCGTATTTATGGATTACATTTACAAATTTATGATAATCAACGTGATTTTTTTGTTTATACTTATACTTGATACGCCCATCATATTCACATATGAGATTTACTAATTCATATGGAAGTTTTTCAAACAAATTCTCTGTATTATTCATTATAGTAATAACGAATAATATATTTATATATTTATATTATTGTTTGATAAGTCACATGAGAAAAGGTGTAATAAAGAGTAAATAAATGATGTCAAGCATTTTCAAACTTCAAATATAGATTAAATCTATAAACAATCTGTCTATCAAGCTTCTCAAAATGGCGTTGAGATAAAGACGGTTCAAGTTGAATGGAACCGACTAGGTGAGTGCTATTTTATAAGAAATGATTTACCTATCTTACTAAACAATGAGGATGAATAAATCAAATATATTATATTTATACCTGTAAATGGTAGTCAAATATATATTATATTTCTACTTGTAAATGGTATTCAAATGTATTTTTTTCAAAATAAATTGAACTATAATATTGTATTGAATTATAGTAAAAATATTGTGTTAGGTAGCCTAACTAGCTATAGATATGTGTATTCAAATGAATTATAACGATAGTCCTAATGTATTGATGAAATTTGATTATCATTATCATCATAGTTACGATGAAGACCAAAATGACGTATTATATACCGATAATTACAATCCAATTCATGTGTATACTGGAGAATTTGAATATTTACAGTTACTTGATTATATGCGTTTACACTCTGTCAATAACGAATATTATGATAATATCAACTACGTGCTAGGTATATGTGCCTCTTTATATGGGATATATTACATAGTTAAAGAGATGGTACAAAATATTCGCATGAAATATATGTAGATAATGAAACCTACATAAAAATAATATAACAATATAATATAACAAAAATATGCGTTTTAATATTACACCGACCGGAAAGAAAAATGAGACAAAATTATCTTAAAAAATAAAATTATCAGTCATTTATCCTTTGCTATTTGATAAAATGAATTATCAAATCAGTGGTGTAAAAGCACCTTTTTTCATAGGCATTAGACTACATTTGACGACCTCTTCCTTTTTTTCTTCGTTATAAGGTTTCGGTGGTTGGTCTATTCTTTCAAATTTGTATTCTCTGTATTGGATCCGGGTATTGGATTAGAGTATTTGTTTTTTGTTTTATCGTTTGTTTTTCTAAATATCTAAACTGACTGTGTTGCGTTCTGACTTGCGACGCTTTGACCTAACTGGCATATTCTCGTTCTGCATCTCTTTTAATTCACTTATGCTTATCGTGCTCCCTTTATCATCTCTATCTTGTTGAATATTTACTTCAGTTTGCTTCATTTTAAGACCTGATAAAATATTGGATATATCACTAGGACCCTTCATCTCAGGACGCCTTGACTGTTCTGATGCGGGAATATTGCGACTAGCATTTATGTCCGGCCTATTTGAAAGAGGAACATATCCGGGTCTGACCGGAGGGGGTACTGAGGTTGGACCTTGTGTCGCAATTGGCTGAGGAGGTGGTCTATTCGATTGTGGCATAAACTGTTGATGGGGATTATATTGTTGCTGTTGCTGTTGCTGTTGTTGCTGTTGTTGTTGTCCTTGTTGTTGCTGTTGCTGCTGCTGTTGCTGTCCTTGTTGGCGTGATTGTTGACGTGATTGTTGCCCTTCCATCATAGACCCCATGAACCCACCTAGCCCAGGATTGTTTTGACCCATTGAATTTACAGCAGCACTTGTGAATTGTTGCATTAAATCCGGATTTTGGCGCATAATATCGTCCATACCAGGCATGGATGATTTGAACATACTGTTTGTCATATGAACCATTAAAGCACTACCACCTAATTGAAATAACAACTTCAATTCAGGAGCCATTGATGCCTTTGTCTTGTATTTATCATGTAGTTCAGCAAAAATCTCGTCATAATCATCGATGTTTTCGTTTATCTGTTCTGACCAACCATCTAATTTTACATCAAATGGATCAAATTTATTATTTAAAAATTCTATTCCTGTTATACAGGCCATTAACATTTTTCCTTGAAATTTTACAGCATTCTTTCTCTCTTTTTCAGAAACAATCGACTCATATTCTCCTTTCATTTCAAGCAAATTGGATTCCATGTCGTATTTTTTTGTTAGTTTAATACCCTTTCTTTCTAAATCCTCCAATTTTTGTAAATAAGAAAATTTTTCTTTTAATGATTCCTCTTTACTCATGCTGGGCTGTGCTTGTAATTTTGTAATATCTGGATTAATAGGAATATCGTTAAACTTGCCATAACCATCCCATGTTTTTTTTTCGTCACTTGATTGTTGCTTTGTAGACGCACCCAAATTTAATGGTAATTGCTCATTTATACTAACATTGTCATCATTCAAATTATTATCGTCTAAATCCTCCTTTAACTTGAAGGAGGTTGAAAACATGGATGACCTAGCAGATTTCATACTTTTTTGCGGCATTGCTAAATCATTTAATTCGTCTTCTAACTTATTCAAATCATTCACATCTATATCATCTGATAAGCCTCCTCCTCTACTGCTTCCGATTGAATTCTTTTTTCTATCATTCATTAATAATTCAATTCCTGAACCAAAACTTGATAACTTGGGACCACCTATATTAATTGTGTCTCCAGCATCAAAATCACTAATATCGATAATTTCAGGTTCACCCATTATGAATTAAATAGAAACTTTAATTTTAAATCAAACCCATTTATTATATAATATTTATCATGTCCTTCAAATACCAGATGCCTTGTAGAAAACAGTCTGCCAAATCATCCTTCTTTTTACTTGTATGAAACATCTCTAAATGTTTCCCGAATTGTTCGTTATTAATTATTAACTCTTCGCATATTTCAATTCCCATAGATTTTCTCTCGTTATAGGTTGTTTTTTTTGAAACATATTCCTTCAGTTTATTCGAGGCTGATATAAAGTGTATATCTGTCGTATCTTTCATTATAAAATACTGAGCTATCATTCCTTGTAAGGTTTTCATTCTATTTGCGATTGGACTTATTTGATTTTCAATAATAACAGTGTCTATATATAAATCTCCGTATAGCTTGTCTAGTTTGTCTTTTAAATTAATACCAATATCAATTAGACTTAAATCAGTTGTTTTTACTTTATTCGAGAATGGAACAATATATTTCTGCTGAAACTCTTTGTCCAAATACTCTAAAAGAAGTATTTTACTTTGCTTCGGATCAAATTCAATACATTGTGTTGTTAATATATCTTTAATTTCAATGATTTTCTTTTTTTTTAATTTATTTAATTCTAAATCATGTGGAATAATGTGATGATTTGTATCTTTACAATGCTTTTTACAATAATATTTTTCATTATATGAATAATTTGCCTTCTTTCCACATGAACAATTTACTACCAGTTCATTACATAAACTTACTACATCCCATTTTTCAATGGCATACTTGTCTTTGTTTTCTATATCGAACAAACAAAGAGCCAGGTTTTTTATTCCCACGTCTATACTTAGTATTTTCATTATAGTAAAACTGTATCATTTGTTTATTTACTAAATTCAATAAATATATTACAATACTTATTGAACGTTACAGGTGTTTATTATTTATTTCAGTTCAACATCCTTTAGTTTGGATTAGGATATTTTTGCTGTAATAATTGCTCTTGTGTAATTGCTGGAGCAACCATTCTAGCTTGAAGTTGATAAGAAGATAAATAAACATTCTTCAAATCACTATTTTCGTATCCATAGGGTTGCGATTTTTCCATACACGACTTGTATAAAAATGGCGTGTTTGAAATTGGCTCACCAGTCCTTAAAGCAGGACAATAACAACATTCATCACACGCCTCCAATTGATTTGACCTTATGACTGCGTCTGCGTTTTCTGTTAAATACTTTCTGTATTGCCAATTAGACTTGATATTGTTCTCTTTTCTTATTTCTTCGTTTATTTGAGCACCCGGTTGCCACTTTGAATAATTTCGTCCATCTGTCATTATAGGTGGAAAATCGAAATGAATATTATTAGATCCAGCATAACATGTTCCCCAACTCATTATGTATGTATATATATATTCATAGAGAAAATGTATTCTACTTATTTGCTAATAAAGATATTAATTCCTTCTTTGTTTTCTTGTCACCTGCTTCAATAATATGGGCTTCTTCTGCCATCTTCCTTAATGTTTGTACGTTTAACGTTTTCAAATCAGTATTGGGAACATTGTCATCTGTCTCTTTTTTATTAATCTCTATTAATCCTATTGGTTTTATTGTATTCTTAATATTATCTCCTTCATATATTCCAGATTTAACAACATCATCGTCACTATTATTAATATCGCTATCACTATCACTATCACTATCACTATCACTATCGTCACTATCATTCTCATCATTATTATCGTCACTATTATTCAATTTATCAATATTCATAATTTCCGGATATATTTCTTCTAAACTAATTTCTTGGAGTTCAATTACCTTTATTTCATTATCATCGTTTTGTAATTCATCTACCTCTATTATTGGTATTCTACTTGGAGTTCTGTTGTTTGTATCATTCTCATTATCACTGTCATGGTCAACACTATCACTATCACTATCGCCACTATCGCCACTATCGTCACTATCATCGTCTGTAGCATTACCATCGTCTGTAGCATTACCATCGTCAGACACATCAATTAATGGTATAACACTATCATTTTCGTCTATTTTATTATTATTCATATGTGTCTGTGTCATCATTTGATGATGTCGCATCATGTTTTGATGTTGAGACATTTCCATATTTGTAATAAACGACTGTAATACTTTTGCTTGTTCCATTTGAGCTCTTTCTAACAAAGACAAACTTCTCTTAAAATAAAAAAATAACAAGGCTATTAATAAAAATACGATGCCTAAACATAGTAAAGTAATTGGATTTGTTAAAACTTCTATCATTATTATTTAATTACGATATTAATTAAATAGTAAGTGAACGTATTACATGTTAGATATTACGACGTATTACATGTCTTTTAGTAGTTTATTTGATTCTTCCAATATATAGTTAGGGTAGTTTAAATCAAATAATACCTTCACGCCTCCTCTTACGGATGAAATTCCTTTATTTATTTGATATGTATAGTTAAAACTGAATTCGTCGTCCTTTTTTACATTCATATGATGATTTTCCATCATTGGTTCTATTTTTTTACATAACTCTGTCAAATGAGTTGTTAATATAAAATCTATGTTGTTCTGTTTTATTAAATACTTTATAAACCCATAAGAACTAGCACACGCCTCTGTTGGATTTGTTCCTGAAAATAATTCATCAAATATACAAAAGTGTTGCTTACCATCTTCTAAACTTTCTAATATTTCCTTGCACCTTCTTGCTTCTGCTTGAAATAAACTATCTCTTCCAGATGTATCCGGTATATTCAAATAACAATGAATATGATTATACAGATTTACGGTCGCTTTTGAATAAAAACCGTATCCAATACTTTGAGAGAAAATCAGATTAAATAATACCGTTTTCAATATGGTCGTTTTTCCGGAAGCATTGGGACCGGTTATCGCAATATTCTTACTTAAATCTATGTCATTCTTTACGGGCTCGTTGAACATTAAATATGGATAATAAGCCTTTTCCATTTTAGTCTTCTTGCCGAATTTACATTTATTTATTAATTTCTCTCTACATAGATTGTTTATTCCATTCATATGTTCCATGAATGCGTTCAACCCTAAACTAAATTCAATCGTATTCTGGATATCTTTATTTATATGAAATTCGTAAAAGTATTTCATTATATATCCTATTTGTCTCGATTTTGTATGTAGTTTTTTTATGTCGAATTCGGTTATTACGTTTAGCTCTTCAAGCAGTTTCATACAATACTCTTTATGCGGATATATACTCTGTATAAACGGCAAATATGTATTATGTTTTACACTATACTGCTCTATTAGGCTCATATTTTCAATAGTGGTCGACAAATAATCTCTCAACAGAAACAAATTAGTATGAATGGATTTAAAATTTTTATAGAAACGATAACAAACAATCGTGTTTTGATAGATGGAAAATAAATAAAACACTACTGATATAATGGCATATATCCGTTTTTCCCACGAAACATCTTCCATTAATGTAAATACATTTCCTAATGCGTGTTTAGAAAATATGCTTATTAATACACGATAATAGCTGGCCATAGTTATCGATATTCCGCTAAATTTTAGCATAAAAAAAGGCACTAGCAGCAGAATTATCGGCAAAATTAGACTTAGTATTGGACTTACTAAATTATATATGCTTAGTACCTGAAGGAATGGCGACGAATGATTTAAAAATTTGAAAAAATCTATATCCACATAATAATAACGGTCAGTGAATGTTTCGTCGTTTTTTATATTTTTCCATAATTCGTGGAAATCATCGTATAATTTCGATTTTGTTTCTAAATTATCGTCTGGTACCCATGACTGAATTACTTGCTGTGTTTGCTTCAAAAACAACTTGTTATTAGTATAGTATTCACATAGTTTACCTAAATGATTTATTCCTATTTGAGATTTCGGTTTTATAATGGTTTCTAATAGGCATTTTCTCTCTTCACTATCCTCGTTTAATTCCAATAACTCTAAATCGTCTATTATATTGCTGTCTAATTTTTCTTTATTTTCGACAAAAAATATTGGTAATTCAAAATTTGAATTCATCAATTACTATATTTGCCTAATTTAATATAGTCATTCTATACGAATGAGTGTATTAGTATGTTTTATTATGTTTTTACTATGATTTACTATATTTTACTATATTTTACTATATTTTACTATATTTTACTATATTTTACTATATTTTACTATATTGACAAGTGGGTTTACTTACATTACTTACATTACATACATTACTTACCAATAGACGCTGGTAATTCTTCTATCTGTGTATCATAGTATTGCTCAATTTCCTTCATTTTTCGCACATCCCTATGCGTTATAAAATTTATTCCCATTCCTTTTCGCCCCCATCGTCCAGACCTACCAATTCTATGGATATATGTATGAATATCTTTGGGTATGTCAAAATTAATTACTGTGCTTACTTGTTGTACATCAATGCCACGTGCTGTCAAATTAGATGATATCAATACACGTGATATTCCAGTTGTAAACTCCTTATATGCCTTACTTCTCTCTTCCTTTTCCATACCACTATGAATACAACATACTGGGAAACTATCCTTTCGTAACGCTTCACATAAATCACTCACCCTCTTAATACTATTACAATAAATAATACATTGTTCTACTGTTATTGCTGCGAATAAATCCTTTAATGTTTCGTATTTTTGACTGTCATTTTCTAAAGCAACATAATATTGCTTAATTCCTTCCAAGGTAACACTTTCGGTTTTTACTAATATTTTTACTGGATCCCGCATAAACTTCTCGGTTAATGCCTGTATTTCAAGTGGCAATGTTGCGCTGAATAATGCTACTTGTATTTTATTTCCTAGAAATTGAAAAATGTTATAAACCTGTTCCTTAAACCCAACCGACAACATCTCATCTGCCTCGTCCAACACTAATAGTTTAATTGTCTTTGAATTCAGCTTCCTTCTTCTAAATAAATCATGAATACGTCCAGGTGTTCCTATTACTATTTGCGGACATATCTCCAACTCTTTCACGTCCTGTTCAATTGAACGCCCTCCAATACACAAGCCACATTTCAAATTCTCGGTAAACGACCCTATCTTAGAAATTACGGTATGAATTTGAATTGCTAACTCACGTGTTGGTGCTAAAATTAAAGATTGAACTTCGTTTAATTTTTCATCTATACATTGAATGATTGAAACGGTAAACGCACCCGTCTTTCCTGTTCCTGATTGAGCCTGTGCTATTACATCTTTACCATTCATTATTGGAAGAATTGCCTTTTTTTGAATAGGACTTGGATTTTCAAACCCATAACTGTACACCCCGCGCAATAGATTTTCTTTCAAGTTTAATTCACCCCACTCATTCACTTCTGTAATATTATAATCCATATTGTTAAGTATAATATAATATTTAAGTCAATATCGTGTAATAGTTTAGTGAGTTGGGCACAATAGTTTAGGTAATCGGGTTACATATGTTATAACACGACGTTCCATTTATGACATAATATAATTAATTATAAAATTGATATAAAATTATAATCTTATATTTTGTATATTATACATAATGGCTACCGTAGTTTATAATATACAGGATTTCGATAATATCAAATGGTCTAGTGCGTTTATTCCAACATTACCCGAAGATACTATTAAATTAATTGACATGTTAACACAACAAGTCGGGTCTCCTAATTATGTAAAAACTCCTTTATTTACTAATAGCAAACAATCCAATACTGATAACAGTCATAATAATAAACCTTATAGGAAAAAACGTCGTGACCAAGAAGAAATCAAACAGGATGATTGGACAGCTCTTCGTAGTTTTCATAAAACTGAATTTGTTGTTAAAGAAGGCATTGAAAAGGAGATTGATGGTATTCGTTTATTAATTAATAAAATGACTGAAAAAACATATGACAAAATTATTGAAAAATTAATTGCTGTTTTGGATGAACTTGAAAAAGATGATAACTGCGATGCTGTATATCTCAATAAAATCGGTCATGCGATATTTACTATGGCCACTGCTAACAAATTTAATAGTAATGTATATGCTAAATTAGCTAAGGAACTGAAATCGAAATACGCGTTTATGACCGTTATTATTACAGATAATATTACTGAGTTTATGAAGTTATTTGAAAATATGACATTTGTTTCACCTGACGAAAACTATGATAAATTTTGTGAAATGAATATTGTAAACGAGAAAAGACGTGCTATGAGCTTGTTCCTTACTAGTTTATATAATAATGGTGTTATTACATTAGACATTGTATTTAACAATATTCAAAATATCCAAAATATTATTGTTGACGAGGTTCGTATGAAAGATGAAACAAAAAGGTTGGAGATTGAAGAATTATCTGAAAATTTATACATCTTTCTTACAAATATTGCGGTGTCTACCCTAAAAACATATAATCAGTGGACACGTATTAATGATAATATTATTAAAGTTAAGAGTGTTGATAACAAGGTATTTGTAGGCATCTCACCCAAGACTAAATTCAAGCACATGGATATATTGGATAAATTATCAAAGCCATAAACAAATTAAAAACGAATAAGTATATTCATATACACAAATATGAATAATTATGATAATAATGATAATTCTACAAACACAATGTCTAATGATACCAACCACGAAATAAAATATGAAATAATTGACACTCTATCGCATGATAATCAATATGTCGACAAAAATGAAATTAGTAATTTATTGAATGACGAAAACTTTTTTTTTGATCCAGAGGATGAACATGGTAGCGATTGTTCTGAATTTAATGAAACTACCTTTAATGATAATTTATTAGCACAACACGTGGACTATCTTGAAAATTATAATTTGAAAATGTTACACCATATAGGTAAGTATTATAATATTTCTAAAACCCGTCTCAAGAAAAATGAATTGATTGAGCTTATCACTCAGTTCGAAAATGAGCCTGAAAATTTTCATATTGTATATAATCGTAAACGTTTTTGGCATTACATACACGAGCTTAAAAGTGACCCTTATTTTAGCAAATTTATTATGTTCTAAAAAAACGCATCGTTCTAATACCCACATAACATAAATTCGAAATAAAAATATAAATAGTAAATATATAATTACTCTATAATGGTGAATTCTATATTAAATCCCAAAATAAATTATCCTGAAATAAAAAAATTGGACTCTGAAGATAAACATTTCGACGCGTCTATGTACGAAATTAACGTTTTAGGGGAAGATATTGTCATTGCATTGGGTCAAGCTAAATATGCCTTTATTGATGATAATATTATTTATTACCCTATTTATTTAGTTAAAAATGACAAGGTTTCTACACAGATTGGTGTATATGAAATTATGGCGGAACAACTCCCCAATATTGTTGACGAAGATGGAGATATTGATTTGGCTGAAATAGACGAACCTCTTTTATATAAGTTTGTCAATAATAAAATACTTTTCGACAATACTACCCAAACACTCACTGACAAAAAAAAAGTTGCTAGTAAAGATGCCATCGACGATAATGCCGAGAAAGAAAAAGAAAAAAAGGAGAAAGATGAAGAGGAAGGAGAAGAAGGAGAAGAAGGCAAAAAGAAAAACGAAACGGCTGAGAATCAAGAAGCTGATACTATTTTACCGGAACAAACACAAAATACTATGGAGAAAGAACTCCAAGAATATAAAAAGGATGCCGGACAACCATGGGTGCAAGAGTTTTTTAAAAGTAACGAATACCAAATTATGGATAATGAAGGTGGAGGTGACTGCTTATTTGCCGTTATTAGAGATGCCCTTAAATCAATTGATAAAGATACTAGTGTTATGGAGTTACGACGTAAATTAGCGGATGAAGTTACACCTGAATTATATGAAAATTACACTGAAAAATATAATATGTTTGTTCAAGCAATTCAATCTGGCGAAACTGAAATGAAAGAACTCAATAAATTAAATAATGAGCTTAGAGACCGCCTGCGTAATAGTAAAGAGAGAAATGAACAACAAACAATTGTTGAACGCGCAAAAGAGGTTGCCAATAAATATAAACTATTAAAATCGCAAATGAAAATTTCAAAGGAAATTATGGGAGAATTTAAATTTATGAAAAAGGTTCGTTCTGTCGATGATTTGAAAAAGGTCATGAAAACATGCGAGTTTTGGGCAGATACGTGGGCCATCTCCACTCTAGAACGTATTATGAACATTAAGTTAATTATCTTTTCCAGTGAGGCATGGAAATCCGGTGATAAAAATAACGTTTTACAATGCGGTCAATTGAATGACCCTGTTTTAGAGCGCCAAGGCTCTTTTGAACCCGAATATTACATATTCTTGGATTATACTGGCGACCATTACAAATTAATTACATATAAATATCATAAAATTTTTTCCTTTCATGAAATACCATATACTATTAAACTCGATGTAACTAAAAATTGCTTACAAGGAACTTCCGGTCCCTACAAAATTATATCACAGTTTAAACAGTTCAATGAAGATTTAGGAATTGAAGAACCGATCGAATTAAATGTCGACGTTATTAACGAAAACGAAAATGGATTATATGACAACTCTATTGTATTCCAGTTTTATAATAAATCAAATGATAAACCTCTACCTGGCAAAGGTAATGGAGAGAAAATACCGATTGAACGGGTTAAAGAGTTTTCTCAATTAGCGGAAATTAATGATTGGCGAAGAAAGCTGGATAATGATTATGTCGCACCATTTGAGCTAGACGGACATAAATGGAAAACAGTTGAACATTATTATCAAGCAAATAAATTCAAAAATACCAATCCGGAATTTTATCTGCTTTTCTCTCTTGACCGTGGTGGTTCTAAAATATCCGAGGACGTTGACATGGCTAAATCAGCCGGTTCGAAAACTGGCAAACATAAAAGCGAGTTGTTACGTCCAAAAGACATTAAAATTGACCCTGCTTTTTATGGAGGGAACGAAGAATTGATCTTGGAAAATGGAATATATGCCAAATTTAATCAGGATAAGACTGATTTAAAACAAATGTTGATACAAACTAAAAAGGCAAAACTACACCAGTATAAAAAAGGACAAGAACCTGAAATAGCAAATGCTTTAATGCTTGTTAGAAGTAAATTGGCGAATTCAAGCAAATAAATATGTCTATCGTAAACACAAATAAATATGTCTATCGTAAACACAAATAAATATTTATCTATATATGTATATAATATATGACTGATTATATACATAGATCTATAAAAGGTCTCAACTATGATTATTTAAACCATAGTAAACCTTCTAAAAATACAGTTAAAACTGGTAGAATTAATGACGATATTCTCTCTACGCTTCATACCTTATTTCTTGAAGCTGATGAATACGTAACTAAGAAGGCAAAGGGTACCTGTCTACAATATACTATCTCTAAAATTCATTTGATTTCACAAATCCCTAAATCAACTATGAACGATGGCTATTTTTTTCCAACATTTATTCAAACATATATTGACGAAAATGCCACATACAATATTCATTTTAATTGTAGAATTCAAAATCGTGATGTCAATGTTTATTTTGTATTAACCAGCGAACTTAAACAAGGATATGTTTATACATTACTTCAATATATTCATATGATGTACATGTGGATTTATATATTAAATGAATATGCTAGTAATTCTTGTTCTAACTCTATTTCTATTTATATTTATTTGACACCATTTGATAAACTATTGCCTAATAACCAGTTAGTTATTCTTGACACTGAACACGTTAATACTGCCTATACAACCGGATGTAAAAAAAATACTGAGATCGTTATCTACAGAAACGAAGAATGGTTTAAAGTTTTTATTCACGAGACTTTTCATAATTTCGGTCTTGATTTTTCTGATATGAATTTACATAGTGTTAACCGCAAATTAAAGGATATTTTTAATGTTAACATTGAATTTAACTTATATGAAAGCTATTGTGAATTTTGGGCTAGAACAATAAACACGTTTATGTACACATATCAATCCCTTAAAATTAACGGTAACACCGATAATAAACCGTATCATACATCTTTTGCTAGATTTAAGACCGCATTTAAAGATAATATGGTCAATGAATGTAAACATTCTCTATTCCAAGCTTTAAAGATTTTACGTTTTATGGATTTAAACTACAAATTGGTTACTGGCAAAAAACATGAAAATATTGGCATTTGTAACTATTTATATAAAGAGAAAACATCTGTTTTTAGTTACTACATCATTACTAGTTTGTTAATTAACAATTATATGGAATTTATGTCGTGGTGTTATACAAACAATAATAAGTTTTTTCAGTTTAAAAAAACTCCTGGTAATTTGGATGAATATATTTTCTTTATATACGAATGCTGTAAAAATAAAAACATTGTTAAAAATACCGATGCGATTGAAAAAATGTTACATTCAGCCAGCAATATGTATTCTTCTAGATTAAAAATGACGTCAAATGATATTGATCTTCTTTTTTCGACATAACTAATATATTGCGCCCACTGATGTGTGTTATTGTTATTGTTATTGTTATTGTTATTGTTATTGTTATTGTTATTGTTATTGTTATTGTTATTGTTATTGTTATTGTTATTGTTATTGTTATTGTTATTGTTATTGTTATTGTAAAATTAAAAATTGATAGTATATATTATGTTATAAACATTGTCATATTAGAAAAACAATGGGTATTAAATATCTCAATAAATATCTACAGTCTAATTGTAGCAACTCTATTAAACAGATTAGTCTACATGATTTGAGGGACAAAAAAATCGTAATTGATACAAGTATTTATTTGTATCGATTTTTGGGCGAAAATGCTCTTCTCGAAAACTTTTATTTGATGATATCTATATTTCGAGAATATAATATTATCCCGTTATTCGTGTTTGATGGTAAACCACCCAAAGAAAAGCTCGAATTACTACAAAAAAGAAAACAAAACAAGAAAGATGCCGAATACAAATATAAACTATTACAGTATGATATGAAACATAACTTACACAATTTTGACGTTGAAGAGGTAAGAGAAATGGAAGATAATATGACTTCATTAAAAAAAGAATTTATTCGCATTCATCATACTGATATTGAAAATGTTAAAATCCTCATTCAGTCGTATGGGGTTTCTTATATTGATGCCCCTGGTGAGGCTGATAAATTGTGTGCTAAATTGGTTTGTAAAAATAAAGCATATGCTTGTTTAAGTGAGGATATGGACCTATTTGTCTACGGATGTAATCGTGTTTTACGTTATTTGAGTTTATTAAATAAAACGGTTGTTTTATATGATTTTAAAAATATGATGAACGAACTACAACTTACACATGACGAATTCAGCAGTTTATGTATTGTTTCTGGCACTGACTATAATATTGATAGTAGTAACGATAGTAGTAACAGTAGTAATAACGGTAATAATTTAATCAAGTCTGTTAAGTATTTTAAAAAATATAAAAAGGATACTGAAAACAATAAAGATAATACGTGTGATTTTTATAAATGGTTGGAAGATAATACCAATTATATTACAAGTTCCATTGACTTGTATATTATTCAAGACATGTTTAGTCTTGCTAATATGCCGGAGTATAAACCATATGATAAACTTAAAATATCAAACGGACCCATTAATAAACATAATTTAGCTACTATTATGGAGAAAGAACATTTCCTGTTTACGTGGTAATTAGTTTTCGAATAAAAATAAAATTTTAGAATACAAAAAATTTATTTTTATTTTTTAGACAATTGCTGATTGTTTTTTATTTTCTTACAATTAAGCAGTGGTGGCGGTGATGGCGATGGCGATCTTGTCAGATGCCTTGGCAAAGTGAGGAGACATGTACTTCTGGAGGTTGAAGTAGGTTAGCTCGTCACCCTTCTTGAGCTTGAGAAGACCAGTAAGCTTCTTGTCGGCAATAATCTTGCGACCATTCTCCTTGTCCTGAAGCTTGTGCTCACGGATGTATGCGTTAATCTCACGGGTTACCTCTGTGCGTGCCATCTCAGTTCCCTCGGGCTTTCCTAGGAAACCAGCAAGCTCGTTGGAGATGAGGGTTGGCTTGACAAAACCAGAAGGGGCACGATTGCCGGTCTTTCTCTTACGCTTCAGGCTAATCTTAGCAGCAGCCTTTAGGTCACGGGTTACCTGACGCTCAAGCCCGCGGAACTCGGTGCGGAGGGAGGACATCTGGGCACTTACAGCCTGTAGCTTTGCCATGAAATCAGAGAATTGTCCAAACACGCTGGAAGTTGTATCCTCAACAGTAGATGTAGATGCCTCGGTCGCGACCGCCTCGACAGAAGCAGTCTCGACTTGGACAGAAGCGGCAACCTCAGCTACGGGAGCAGTGGTCTTGGGAGCCTTTGATGCGGTCTTGGGAGTAGCGGGAGTAGTAGTCTTAGTAGTTCTTACCATTATACACTACTAAGACATATCTTTTTAAGCTATTTAACGCAATATATATTATAAGGTGATATTTATGATTGAATAGCATCATAAACGTTTCCCTAAATATTCTATTATATACGATTTTTTTACGATTTTACAATTATACAATTAATGGGATACCGATTGAAATAACCATGGTAGGGCATTTCTAGCATCATCACTTACCAAGGTTAATGCTGCTAAAATATAGTATGCTCCTAAAGAACGGTTATCTACTTGATTACTTGACTTTACCAAATACTCCATTATCCTTACTGCTTGTCGTCGCACTTGTTCTTCTGTTTGATTTTGCACTAGTTGGAAATTCATCTCGACAAATGGGTTTCCGTGTGGAGGTACTATTGTTCTCATTAATATTGGTGTTAGTTGTGCTCTATAATGCCATATATCATACATCTCGCGGATAAATACAATTGTCATAAATTTAGATAAATTCGAAAACCAACTGCTATCAGCATAATTTCCTAATTCATTTATATCTTGAAATAATCCTATTATCGTCAACTCTAATTGTTTCTTTGGATCAATCACTTCTATCTTTAATACGGTTACCTGCTCCATTTTTATCTTCTTCGCTATATTTATATTATTGTTGAATGTTAACATTGTTGACTTATCAATTGGTTTCCGATTATACGGATTTAATATTTTTAAATTTTTAATTTCATGATATGGTGTCGTAGTATGTAATAAACTATTAAATGAAATTATGTCAAAACCATACACGTTCCCATCATCGTCTATAAAACTGAAAAACTGATTAAATGGTATTTCTACCAATGGCTCTAATGTCGCAAAGTCTGTATCATTTTTACATATACTTCTTTGGCTCATCTTAAATGCGGGTCCTGCGTTTTTTATATACTCCCTCATAAGATTTCCTCTTGCCACTTTCTGTATCTTTATCGCATATCGTGAATATTTTAAATGGTGATATATTCTCTCTATTAATTCATTCTTGTTCCCCGACTTTTTTAATTTATAATGACTACACATATCCTTTAGTTCGGATATCTTGTGATTTGTTGTCTTAACCGTCTCATACTCATCCATTGTTAATATATGAAACACAGTATTCGTTTCTTTTTTAACTTTTGTAACACGTGTCTTCTTTTTTACTTCTTCATTTATAACTGGTGGTGTAGAGAGATATTCTGTCATTATTAATATATATAGATATATTTATTTATACTCTTTATTTATCCTATTTTCTCTCTACATCTACGTTGTAACGATGGAATCCATCAGAACATTCGTGTTGTTATAATATGTTTTTCGTAATACCGGTTTCATAGTATATGTTTCCTACTATGTTTTCATAATCTATGTAGATAAATATCAAATTTAATTAAATAAATATTAAACCTTACATGCTATATATTTATTAGGGATATTTACTAATTATAAAAAAAAATTGATTTAAAGAATAGCCTGTAGTATATATTAAATATATAGATGACAATGATCTCTAAGACTATTCTATCCGGCGCTAACTTTAACCCTTCCACTGATATCAAGTATTCTAAGCCAAAGGTTGACGCCAGAGGCAGTAAGAGTATTGGTATTTTGAATAGTGGTTCCAATGGGGCTACGTATATCTCTACACCTCTTATGTTGACTTGGGGTGTGAATGAGTATACTGATGAAAAGAGTGGTAAGGTATCGTATGATTTGGCACTTCAGTTCCCCAGTGATGAATATGCTAAGGATGATACCACAAGTTTTATGAATAATATGATTGAGTTTGAGAACAGGATTAAGGCCGATGCCATCACAAATGCTAAGGAGTGGTTTGGCAAGACTAAGATGAGCGAGGATGCCATTGATGCTCTTTGGACACCTATGCTCAAGTATCCTAAGGACAAGAATTCAGGCGAGCCTGATACTACTCGTTCCCCTACACTTAAGGTCAAGATTCCTTACTGGGAGGGTGAATGGAAGACTGAGCTATATGATATTAATCAACGCGCCATCTTCCCAGACCCGGATAATAGCACTATTACTCCCAAGGATCTCATTGCCAAGGGTGCCCATGTAGCACTTGTTGTTTTATGCGGTGGTATTTGGTTCGCCAATGGTAAGTTTGGTGTAACTTGGAAGCTATTCCAGGGAGTTGTTAAGCCAAAGGCTTCTTTGAAGGGCACCTGCCATATTCAGTTGTCTTCAGAAGATAAGGAGCGAATGGTCAAGCAAACATTGCCAGATGACGAAGATGACGCGGAAGATATGGATGAACGCGAAATGGTATCTACAGCTGTGGAGGACTCCGACGAGGAAGATGTTAAGCAAGAGGTTGCCGCGGCTGTTAAGGAAACGGAGCCTGAAACTGAACCTATCAAGAAGAAGGTGATTAAGAAGGTGATTAAGAAGAGTGCTTAAAATAGATATCAACAAACAAACAATAAAAAACACACAAACAAACAAACAAACAAAAATAAAAATAGTTAGTAGAATTGTAATATAAAATAATTATTTTTTATTTTACACAACATATAACATGAAATACTTATATGTTGTGAGATAGTAACTTGTCCATGACTTATCTCGACATAAGATAGCATAAATATATTTTCATTGTTATGTAAACATATTTATTCAGCATATATACTTTTTCTTCTCTTCATTGTCCAAGTATACGGTTTTACTGATTGACCTGACAATCTTTCCTGTTTCCTTTTCGTCATATTCTATGTCTGTCATGATATTACATACCAGTTCTGTAAATTTTATTTGTTTTCTCTCTATCGTATCCCATCCTCTGTTTGATTCTTTCCATCTACTAATCAATGTTCTTTTCTTTCTTATTAAATTTGTTATACCTGCTACTACCTTGAGCAATTCTGTATCTTTTTCCCATACATTCGATTCCTTCACATATAGTGTTTTTCTCGTAGCATCCGTACAATGTATTGGCCTTTCTAATATATCTAGCTTACTTAGGCCATTGGTTATCATATTCGTTATTGTTTTTGTAAGGCCATTTTCTATAGTATTATCGAATGTTGCTGCTGTAATAGGTAATGAATCTATGAAGTCTGTCAAATTCATAGCATTCTTACAATGCTCATTTAAAAACATTTGAATATTGAACTGGTTATTAGTAGTGTTATGACTGTTGTTGTTTGTATTATGTGAATTATTTCCAATATTGGGTAGTATTTCTACTATCTTTTCCATTATATCTTGGTTCTTCAACAGCATTTTTAATAAGGTTTTTTTATCAATTTCTACTTCTATATCTAATTCTTTGCTTTCTTCATCCTTCTTTTGTAAGTTATTACATTTTTGCTTGTGATTCCATAATGATGATGCGTGTTTAAATACTTTATCACATGTACATCTATAATCTTTATCCGATTTTATTTCGAACTTATTCGAACTATATTTATCAACATAGTTCGTATTCGTTCGTATCTGGTGCTTAAGTGTCAATAAATGTCTATCATACTGACTTTTACGACATGATGTATAATCACATATATTACAAACATAATTCTCGAACTTATTGGAACTATCAATATTCGTCATTTTTCGTATATAATAGACGAAGATAAAAAGTTCCTAAACTTTCACATAAAAACCACAAGAATCCGAAAAAAGTATCATAACAACTGAAATAATTCCAAAATGAAAATGAGAGCATAATGCTCTAAAACGCATTTTCACGCTTTTTCCAATCCTATTTTCAAAAATAAAAAAAACACACAAAAATACTGTGTGTAATTTTTTAAAATCGAAAATCAAATTGAAAAACATGAAAAAAGTCACTTTGCTACATTCATCAAAAGCAGACCACTTTTTTTACCTTCAAAAACCTCCCTACATATGTAGGGGTTGTCTACATAAAAAATAATGAATATTAATCATAATAAACATATCTAGGTCATGTAGGGATAAAATAAACAGGTTAATCTATGTCCAGAAAAGTAAAAATGTGTATTTTTTATATGGATTTGTCGTTTTTGGAGGATAATTTACCAGACACAATAAATATATTTTCAAGTTTATGTAAACATATTTATTCAGCATATATACTTTTTCTTCTCTTCATTGTCCAAGTATACGGTTTTACTGATTGACCTGACAATCTTTCCTGTTTCCTTTTCGTCATATTCTATGTCTGTCATGATGTTACATACCAGTTCTGTAAATTTTATTTGTTTTCTCTCTATCGTATCCCAACCTTCATTCACTTCTTTCCATTTACTTATCAATGTTCTTTTTTTTCTTATTAGATTTGTTATTCCTGCTACTACTTTCAACAATTCTGTATCTTTTTCCCATACATTCGCTTCCTTCACATATAGTGTTTTTCTCGTAGCATCCGTACAATGTATAGGCCTTTCTAGTATATCTAGTTTACTTAAGCCATTGGTTATCATATTCGTTATTGTTTTTGTAAGGCCATTTTCTATAGTATTATCGAATGTTGCTGCTGTAATAGGTAATGAATCTATGAAGTCTGTCAAATTCATAGCATTCTTACAATGCTCATTTAAAAACATTTGAATATTGAACTGGTTATTAGTAGTGTTATGACTGTTGTTGTTTGTATTATGTGAATTATTTCCAATATTGGGTAGTATTTCTACTATCTTTTCCATTATATCTTGGTTCTTCAACAGCATTTTTAATAAGGTTTTTTTATCAATTTCTACTTCTATATCTAATTCTTTGCTTTCTTCATCCTTCTTTTGTAAGTTATTACATTTTTGCTTGTGATTCCATAATGATGATGCGTGTTTAAATACTTTATCACATGTACATCTATAATCTTTATCCGATTTTATTTCGAACTTATTCGAACTATATTTATCAACATAGTTCGTATTCGTTCGTATCTGGTGCTTAAGTGTCAATAAATGTCTATCATACTGACTTTTACGACATGATGTATAATCACATATATTACAAACATAATTCTCGAACTTATTGGAACTATCAATATTCGTCATTTTTCGTATATAATAGACGAAGATAAAAAGTTCCTAAACTTTCACATAAAAACCACAAGAATCCGAAAAAAGTATCATAACAACTGAAATAATTCCAAAATGAAAATGAGAGCATAATGCTCTAAAACGCATTTTCACGCTTTTTCCAATCCTATTTTCAAAAATAAAAAAAACACACAAAAATACTGTGTGTAATTTTTTAAAATCGAAAATCAAATTGAAAAACATGAAAAAAGTCACTTTGCTACATTCATCAAAAGCAGACCACTTTTTTTACCTTCAAAAACCTCCCTACATATGTAGGGGTTGTCTACATAAAAAATAATGAATATTAATCATAATAAACATATCTAGGTCATGTAGGGATAAAATAAACAGGTTAATCTATGTCCAGAAAAGTAAAAATGTGTATTTTTTATATGGATTTGTCGTTTTTGGAGGATAATTTACCAGACACAATAAATATATTTTCAAGTTTATGTAAACATATTTATTCAGCATATATACTTTTTCTTCTCTTCATTGTCCAAGTATACGGTTTTACTGATTGACCTGACAATCTTTCCTGTTTCCTTTTCGTCATATTCTATGTCTGTCATGATGTTACATACCAGTTCTGTAAATTTTATTTGTTTTCTCTCTATCGTATCCCAACCTTCATTCACTTCTTTCCATTTACTTATCAATGTTCTTTTTTTTCTTATTAGATTTGTTATTCCTGCTACTACTTTCAACAATTCTGTATCTTTTTCCCATACATTCGCTTCCTTCACATATAGTGTTTTTCTCGTAGCATCCGTACAATGTATAGGCCTTTCTAGTATATCTAGTTTACTTAAGCCATTGGTTATCATATTCGTTATTGTTTTTGTAAGGCCATTTTCTATAGTATTATCGAATGTTGCTGCTGTAATAGGTAATGAATCTATAAAGTCTGTCAAGTTCATGGCGTTCTTACAATGCTCGTTTAAAAACATTTGAATATTGAACTGGTTATTAGTAGTGTTATGACTGTTGTTGTTTGTATTATGTGAATTATTTCCAAGATTGGGTAGTATTTCTACTATCTTTTCCATTATATCTTGGTTCTTCAACAGCATTTTAATGAGCATTTCTTTATCTATTTCTATATTAGTTCTTACTGTATTCGTATTCGTATTCGTATTCGTATTCGTATTCGTATTCGTATTCGTATTCGTATTCGTATTCGTATTCGTATTCGTATTCGTAATACAATTCTTTTTATGGTTATACAGCGTAGCTCTATGATTATATGCTTTTCCACAATGACAAATATGTGTAAACATGTGTTGTATATTTGTTGTATTGTCGTCATCATTGTTGTGTTTTATAGATTGTAAATGTTTATTAAAATCGCCTTTTTTACAGCATTTATAGTCACATTTACTACATATAAATTTTGGTGATAATATTTGGTTGTCATTTGTTGTATTTTTCATCTATATTACAACAATATTATTCTCCTAAACATTATACACAAAATACACAAGAATCCGAAAAAAGTATCGTAACAACTGAAAATATTTCAAAATGAAAATGAGAGCATTATGCTCTAAAACGCATTTTCACGCTTTTTCCAATCCTATTTTCAAAAATAAAAAAAACACACAAAAATACTGTGTGTAATTTTTTAAAATCGAAAATCAAATTGAAAAACATGAAAAAAGTCAATTTGCTACATTCATCAAAAGCAGACCACTTTTTTTACCTTCAAAACCCTCCCTACATATGTAGGGGATACCTACATGAAAACCATTTGAGAATATATAATAGTAAATAACCTACATCATGTAGAGAGATAATATCATAAAGTTTGAATGCCCAAAAAAGACGAAACCTACGTAAAAAATATGTATTTATCTATTTACGGGGATAAAACACGTGTAACAAACTACTAAATGAGTAAATAATTCAATTAGGTGTAATATATATTTGTGATATCACGGGTATTTTCTCTCTATACACCGTGATGTCGTTCATATTTAATATAAGAATACAAAACAAGATGTGACTAAAATAAATTCTAACCAGTATAGAAATGAAAGACATACGTAGAGAGAAAATATAGAATATAGAATATTCAGTCAATAATAATTAAATTATATATTATGTAGGTTATGTATGGATTTACTTTTTGGTTTTCTTAGTTTTCTTAGTTTTCTTGGATTTTCTGGATTTCTTGGATTTCTTGGATTTCTTGGTTTTTCTTCCTCCTAGGAATGAACCTATATTTCTCGATATAGCCGGGTCTACATTGTTATACCCACTTTGCTTACGTATTGTTCGTGTTATTTCTGGGATCGTTCTTTGTACCTGCTTTACACATTGTTTTTGTAAAGTTTCATTATCAACATATGATATATTGCCGATTGCGATAGAAACCGCTGCTTGACAATGGTCTGCACTAACTACATTGCCGCCAAGTATGGTACTTAATGATGCGATGGGTATTTGTTGCGATTTACTTTTAGAATCAGTTTGTATAACAAAAATCTGTTTATCTCTAACGATAACTTCCGATAATTGGTCTAATGGTATCATTACGCCGTATATTCCAATACTTCTCATATTTAAGTGTGGGCCCTCAATAATATTCTCCTGTCTAGGTGTAAAGGCAGTATCAATATTTTCACATTGAAATACGATTTGATCGTCGTAATCATTTACCATATTTCTTAATTGTTCTTTATCAATTAACGCAGTCTGTCCTTCGTATATGAATAAAACGTTCTTTGGGTCAGATTCAATATAATAACACAAATCGACGTCTATCCCTTCAATCAAGTCGAATCCTTTTAAATCAGACTTTATAAAAGGATTTATGTCTGATTTCTGTAAGGTAACAACATTCGTTGTAAGCAGTTGTTCACGGAGGAGAGCAGTTTCATCGTCAGTTTCATCGTCAGTATCAGGTACGGCTTCTACTATAGCCATATTTGACAAATCATTGTTATTTAATGTCGCACCATTAAAATCATCAAGAGTTAAATCCGTATGAGTAAAATTAGATTCAGTGATGGTTGCCCCTTCCAGATTAACACGTATTAGAGTCGCCTCGCTAAAATCTGTGTTACTAATAGTAGCGTCATTGAAAAAACAATCAACCAGGTGTACCTCGCTAAAATCTGTGTTACTAATAGTAGCGTCATTGAAAACACAATCAATCAGGTCTGCCTCGCTAAAATCTGTGTTACTAATAGTAGCGTTATTAAATACACATTCAATTACGTCCGCATTGGTTAGTTTCGTGTTCTCCATGCGTGCTTCTGTAAAATAACATTCATGCATCTTTGCCTTGATTAGGTTCGTATTTTCCATACGTGCTTGTGTAAAGTTGCATTCAGCCAAGGTAGCGTTGGTTAGATTAGTATTTACAAAAATCGCGTCTTTAAAGGAACTATTACGAACTTTTATATAATGCAAATTAGTATTTGAAAAATCAAATTTATCAAAGTTTAAATCGTCGGCATTTGCCCCTTTTTGTAATAACAATATTACTATTTCTGCGTGTCCTTCCTCCATCGCAAACGGCAATGGACGATATCCATCATTGTTGGGTCTCTCTAAATCAATATCATATTTTTGTAATAATATTTTTACAAGTTCTACATTATTTTTCATAATCGCAAGCATAAGTGCCATATATATTTCATCTGTTGTAAGGTTCGATTCGGTTAACATATTGTTAATTTGTTCTAAATCAACGTTTCCATCTATAATTGCTTTTTTTAATTCATTATACGTGCCTCCTCGTTGCGTATATTTACGAGTAGATTTCTTTGATTTACTCTTTCTCGCATTTTTTGAAACCATATAACCCATCTCTATACATTGTAATAATATATTTATCCAATGTGTATTGTGTTTGGTTATATTTTGGTTGTATATTCATTGTTCCATTTTACACTCTTGAAGATTTAAATCCGCACATCCTGATGGTATAATAAGTCTGAAACAATTACTGTTCAAGTTAAATTAATATTAAATATGATGTTGGACTTTTGTGTATTATCATATACGTTACTAGAATGAATGAGAGAAACACCCTGATGTTTAATAACATAACGTTGTAGTCTACTAATTTTAAGTTCACGAACCGGAATATGAAAACATTTGGTCCCGATGTGACATTGTATATATTCTAAATTAATAACGTTATTGATAATGTCGTAAATATTAACAATGATATTATTGTTATTGTCGAGAGAAATGTTTTCAGGAATATCTGGAATACACTTGACGACTAAATCATTATTTTTATGTTTGTAGTAAATTTCATCGTGCCAAAGAGGAACATAGTATTTTTCTCCTTCAAAATCTAACATATAAATATTGTCGTTTAATAAATCGTCCAAAGTAGGATTTAATATAACAATATTATCGTTTTCGACCTTTTCATTGATAATATTTTTGATTTTTTCAACTGTTTTACTATCGATGTAAAGAACATGCTGATACGTATTGATAAATTCAAATATTTGTATAGCTCGTTCCTTATCCATATTTTCAAACAACTTGACCGATAAATTATGGCAATCAATCATAATAGTTTGTATAATCTTTTGTATATCAGATTGATTATGTGTAAAGACTGTAGAGAGAAAATCAGTAAATAAAGAATTATAATCACCACTAGAATTGTCTGGTGTATTTCCATTCTTTTCAATGAAAGTATTTAAAAACTCATATGATGACTGAATATCCTTAAATTTATTCTCATACAAATGATCAATATCCGGAACATGTTTATCAGGATGATATTTAAGTGCCATAAGTCTATATTGTTTTTTTAGTTCGACCACTGAAAACGGGCTGTTAATTTGTAAATTTAAACAAGCGCTATCAAAATCCATGTATTTTATTTATTAAACTATACAGGTATTTCTCTAAATGGTAAATAGGTCTATAATTATTATTATAGTACTGTAAAAACGAATACGTCTCTATATATATTGTAGAGATAGTGTCCAAAGAGAGATTTTGTTTATCATTTATATGTTTCAATAGTAATAAAATAACGTGCCCAATTTCCATATCATATATAAATATATCATATATCGTGTCTCTAAATTGAATAAAATTTAGTTCCTTGGGATTATTGATTAAATTATACAGTTTTTCAACATAACTTTTAATATTAATATCAAAAGATGCTGTATTGGTAATAAGATTTTTAATATTATGAATGCTACTAAGGTCGTAATTAACAGATAACCTTTCTGGAAGCACCTTGTTATAATTGGTTTTCAGTGGTCTAGGAACCGAAATGGTATGAAAATTATTAAGAATGTTATCTGGTATGAATGAAACGGATTCAGTGACAATAATATATATCAAATTAATATTTGTATTTGTATTGTTATGTTGAATATAACTGTAAAAGCAGTCTAACAATTCGGAATGTATTCTATGGAAATTTTTACAAACAATAATGCCATTTTTATTGGTGCGAGCAGACAATACGTCAATAATGTTTATATATATATCATTCCACAATAACTTTGAATTACATCCAAGTAACGACATGTCTATTTCAAAGTGGATATCACTTATTTTGAAGTAATAATTAATCTTGTTGTATATGACAGTTAATTTCTTTTCGTATTTCAATTCACTTGGACTATAGCGTTTAATGATATCTAATAATTGTGTGTATTTTCCAACCCCGGAGGGTCCATACAAAATAATATTCTTTAAATCGCTAATATTAGTAGGGAAAGTATCATATTTATTTTTTAATGATGGATGTAATGATACTGAATTGGATGATTGAATATAATTATCAAAATGGGTATCTAAAAATTTCATATGTTATAGTATAGTATAACTAATATAGCAGACACATCTTTATATATTATCGTAAATTTATATATAAATAAACTGGAATAAAGATAACCATACACATTATACTATCATAAATGAACGTAGTATTAAGAGAAGAACAATATAACATAGCGAATATATATTATGGAGAAGCAATACAAAATGTAATAATAGAGAATAGCCTGTTTATCAAAATAATATATTCTAACAATAACATTATGACAGCAGGGTTATTTATACTTGTATCACTAAAAAATATAACGAAAGAATTATATTTTAAAAAAATAAAAATAACTTATGACAATAACATCAACACAACCATGTTGAATAGAATATATGTAATTGAAACAGAAATATTAAATAAATATAACAGCACAAAAAAACAAAAAAAACTATTATATGAAACACTATCATCCGGCGTAATAAAACTATATCCCAATAAGGAGGATGACATACTAAATATTAGTAATTCATTTACATTAAAAATATCTGGTATATGGGAAAGTGATACTGAATACGGTATAACATATAAATTATTATGTACATAATTACAAATGTATAATATCAATAAAAATTATATTCAATAAAAATTATATTCAATAAAAATTATATTCAGTACATATTGTATTGAGTATAATTATGAAATGATAAACTGTGTTGTGTTATCGCACTATCCATCAGTTGAGAAATATTTTAAAATGACCTGAAGAAGACCAATAATACCAATATTCATAACAGAGAGAATTAAAATAACACTATTAAGTTCACTTGCTAAACTGGCCAATATGCTACTTTTATCCGCGCTTTTGCTTTGTTCACCTGCTAAAATATCCATTAAATATTTGATTACTAAAACAGATTGAACAAGTATTAAAAAGGAGGATACTCCTGAAAACTGATAATACTCGTCGGCAACTTTTCCGCTGTTGATTTGTTTATAAAATGACACATTCTGGACTATAATGAGAGCAATAATACTAATATTTAATAAAATAGGTAAAGCGTTTTTAAAAATTACCTTTAGAAAGCCAATCGTTCCAGTCGAAGCTGTTCCGTCTTTGTATGATATTCCAAATGAGCCAACCAATAAACCAAATAATGCTAAAATACTAAATCCATACCCCCAAACAGTTGCCGTGGCATAGTCACTTGAAGCATTACCAAAAATAATTTTAACTAAAATACCCATAATACACAAAAATGAAAAAATTTTCACATCATATGGAAGACGTTTTATAGGTCCAGGTAGTTCTTTACTTGGGGTTGATATAGCAGAACTCCCTGTATTACTAGATGATAATGTATCGCCTATTGTATCTTGCCCCCCTCTTTGTATTTTATTATTACTTTTATTATTTATATATTTCATATAGAATAGTATGCTATTTTTATTTACGGAATAGTGGAATTGTGGAATTGTGGAATTGTGGAATTGTGGAATTGCGGAATTGTGGAATTGCGGAAATATGTGTAAACTATCCAAATTATTTCTCATTAAATCATATACATGAGCAGATATCCTCAATTCAATGTAAATAATGAGCATCAATTAATAAGAAGACAAAATACATATGTATTAGACCGTAAATTAGTAACAATTCACAGTGAAGATAGAGATATAAATAAATGGCCCAACTCAAATCATTTCGAAGTCGAATTACCAGAAACATTGTCAAATGTTCAGTCAATGAGATTGGTTGAAATTCAGTTACCAACAAATCAGTATGTATTTAGTAATAATCAACAAAATACAAAAATAATATTTTATTTAAGACCAACTGTATCAACAGAAGCAGCTATATACACCGCTTTAGCTACAAATATTAATAATCCATATACGATTACCATACAAGAGGGATATTACACTCCAGATGAAATGGCGAATGAATTACAAAATTTGATGAATCAGGCCATTGTGGATTTTTTAGTAATAGATTCTGGAATAGCAGGAGCAACATACACAAACTTTAAAGTAAGATATGACAAAGTAAGCCAAGTAATGTATTTTGGAAACACGTTTGATGGGTTTGTATTGCCATTTCAAACTAAGATAGAGTATAATGTGCCATGTAGTGCGATAATAGGCGACAATCAATCACCAAATGTATGGGAACAATATAATAAATGGGGTTTACCATCTTATTTAGGTTTTCAAAAAGCAGAGTATACCGCTATAGAAACCAGTGGAAATGTCCTATTTAATTATGATGCCAGTAATATATGGTTAAGTCCTGATACAACTTATTTACCACCCGCTCAAACGCCATATGCTTATTACATTTCATCACCAAATACAATATCCATGTTTGGTGATAGCGCGGTTTATATGGAATTTGATAAATATAATACGATTGATGAGATTAAACCATATGTGGAAAGAACAAATAACCTATATAATAATGATTATAATGGTCGTGTAAATTCAGCATTTGCTAAAATACCAGTGACGGTAGGTGGTCAAACCAGTCAAATATTCGATTCAAGAAACGGGTTTTTACAAAACGTATCTCAATATCATCCTCCGATTGACAAGATAAAAAAGGCGAAATTTAAATTTCGATATCATGACGGTCGATTAGTAGATTTCAAGGACAATAATTTTAATTTCACGATAGCATTTAATCAGTTAAAAGATGAGATTGCACGCGATTATGTTGTCCGTGTTCCAGAGGAGTATAGATTATAGATTATAGATTTGAAGATTATAGTTATTCAACATGTACTATTTGGCATTTTTTACAAATCTCTCTATTTCTTCAATAGGGCATATGTTATAATTGCCTTTAAATCCCGCCAATTTAATAAATTTTGGTTTACTCATACTCGTCGTTTTATAAAATATATAATGACCGAACTTACCATTACGAATACTGATATCGCTATTGACAATTCTTACCATAGCTGTATTCAAAGATGCTGTATTCTCAATAAGTGGAATCAAATCATCCATAGTAAGTTCACTCAAGTCCTTTTTTAATCCATTTAATGTCTTTTTGTTGTCCCCCCAAGTAATATAATTACCAAATTTCCCCTTTTTAATAAATACATTATCCCCTTTATATTTACCGACAATTTTATCAGTTGGTTTCGTTTCAACAATATCTTCTAATTTATATTGATTGTTTTTTAACTTGTCAATATCAATATCCTTTTTAACATTCAAGAATGTCGAGTTGTCACCAGAACCGCATTTAATAACTGGACCATACTTGCCAATCATATATGTATGGTTATCGTCAATTTGAATGACTTGTTTATCATCATCGCCTAATTCCTTAGAGCATTCATTAATATCAGCCAAACAGTCTCTACATATATTATGCCAAATAGTGCTACCTTTTGCGACACTATCTAATAGAGCTTCCATATTCTTCGTATATTCATAGTCAAATAACTTATCAAAGTGTTGAACGAGAAATTCCAATACTAAAACACCAACCGGTTGTATAACTAATTTGTTTTTTTCATTTCCAAATTCTCTCTCGTCTTCGATTTCTGCCATTTCATCGCCAACTAATTCATAATCAACACATTTTATTTTTTTCCCCTTGACGTCCTCCTTTTTAACATATCCTCTTTCTTGTATCTTATCAATTAAACTGGAAAATGTAGATGGTCTACCGATGCCTCTTTCTTCTAACAGCTGAACTAGTTTGGCTTCCGTATAATGTGATTTTAAATCTTTGACACTTACCTTGGCAGTAATTTTATTATAATTAACAACTGCTTTATTTTTAATGGTTTGTAGAAATTGAAATTCGGGATTTTCTTTGTCATATCCTCTCACCATTTTCCACCCGGAAAATTCGACTAGTTCAGTGCTATATTTATACTCCTTTTCCATAGGAGCACTGATGGAGGCACTAATAGATTGATATAATGCTGGACTCATACAACTCTCTACAGTTACCGACCAAATTAAATTATACATGCGTCGTTCTTTAGAAGAAAACGCGTCAGATATAGACTCACAAGTCACGTCTGTTGGACGGATTGCTTCATGTGCTTCTTGAGCATTATTATCACCTTCGTTATCTTTGCCTTTTGCCTTACCAGTTCCCTTACCAGTTCCATTACCAGTTCCCTTACCACTCGTTTTACTCGTTTTTGTTGGTTTTTCTACTTTACGTTCACTTAATCTACCTACTTCATCGTGTAAATACGCGTCTCCATATTTTTCTTTAATAAAATCACTGGCCTTTTCAATAAATTCTGAGCTATAAGTAGTGCTATCTGTTCTCATGTATGTAATGAGACCGGCTTCATATAATTTTTGACAAATGGACATTGTATCTTTGGGTGAAATATTTAATTCACTTGATGCTTTTTGTTGTAAAGAACTAGTTGTAAACGGTGAAGGCGGATTTTTGGTGGTTTGTCGGGGTTTTGAACAAGAATATATGTGTCTATATTCCACCGATTCTTCCAAAAATTGCTCCATCGTATTCGTAGTAGTATTAAAGCTGATGATTTCAAAATTATGACTAAGTGAAAATCCCAGGTTCATTTGACTGAAATATCCCGTAGTATTGTATACTTTTTTACCAGGGGACACATCAATCTCTTTTTGATTATCATATACCAACCGCAAAGCAGGTGTTTGACATCTACCCGCTGAAAGGCCAGATTTTGTGTTGCGTGAAATATGTTTCCAAAGTAAAGGACTAATCTTGTATCCAACAAGAACATCCAATATCTGTCTTGCTTGTTGGGCAAATATAACATCCATATTCAATCGAGATGGATTTTGAACAGCTCTAGTAATGGCATCTTTGGTAATTTCGTGGAAAATAATACGTTTAGTTGTGAGAGGTAAATTAAATACCTGACAAATATGCCAACCAATAGCTTCACCCTCTCTGTCATCATCAGAGGCCAATAACACATCCTTTGCGTTTTTAATCATTGACCGCATCTTTGTGATTTGATGTGCCTTGGATTCCATATGTTGAAACTTGGGTTTAAAATCATCTTCAATATCTATATTCTTAATACCAGGTAATTCTTGTATATGACCATAGCTAGCAATACACTTATATCCGGACCCCAGATAAGCCTCTATTTTTTGACATTTAGCAGGAGATTCGACAATTAATAATATATACGACATTGTATATTGATACAAAAAAGGTTTATATCTTTTTGTATCAATTTGTATCTTTTTGTATCAATTTGTATCTTTTTGCACCAGTTTACATATTTTTATACCATTTTGCCAACCAATTTGTAAAGCAATAAGTGTGTATGATATTTACAGTCATTCTTGTTTTTCATTAGGTGATTTGTCCTTAAAATCACGCCAAGATATATTTTCAACTGGTTTGACCTCAGTTTCAGAGTTCGTGTCCTCGTTTAATTTGTCAGCCTTTCTCAAAGCACTGTCAATATAAATCTGTTTTAATAACTTACCAACCTCAAACGAACCTTCATGCTGATCTACCGCACCCTCTTCAATGGAATGTAAGACGTTTAGTAATCGCAACAAAATATTTAAATCAATTTCATCCTTTTTTACTTTGTTGAAAATGTCAGTATAATTATTGAACAAGAAGTGACAATTACTAACACACAAAGTATCAAACTGTTCAGGTGAAGATTTAGCCATAGCAGCATTTTCTCTCTTGATCTTTAATAGCATTTCGACATCTTCTAGGATGTTTTTACTGTGTTTTAATTGACGTATTAAAGGAGTAGTATTTTCAGTTTCGTTCGCCTGAATCATCTTTTGTAGATTTAATCTTTCCGAATCGTTCATTGTTATTTATGTATATAATTAAAGTATTCGTTTTAAACTTTTTCTACGTTAATTATATAACAACTGTAGATGGCTACATCTAATTCAACAAATAATACCGGTGTGATACCGGTTGAAAGTGCCCCACTTTATCCGGGTGCGTCATCCCCTGGTCAATCAGCAATAATGTATAGACAAGAACAAGTCGCAAAACAATCTGCTATGAATAAATCAGGTGGAAAAAGACGAAGACGAAATTATCGTGGTGGAGCTCAAATCGTTCCTACGTTTAATACACCTGGACCCCAGGTTAGTTCAGGTAGTCAAAATCCTAATGCTTCTAGCATGAGTGCCAATACATCATTAACACAAGGTTCGGCAAACAGTATATGCGATAAATGTATAGGTGATGCCTCAACAAGTGCTGTTTGTCAAGGGCCTCAGTGTAATCCTCAATCTGGAGGAAAAAAAAGACAAAAAGGAGGGACTTGTGGAAGTGGTGGTTTGATATTAAATGGTCAAACTTGGGGGTGCTTAAGCGGTGGTAAGAAGTCCAGAAAATCCAGAAAATCCAGTAAGTCCAGAAAATCCAGTAAGTCCAGTAAGTCCAGAAAATCCAGAAAATCCAAGAAATCCAAGAAATCCAAGAAATCCAGAAAATCCAGAAAATAAAAAGTTGTATAAAGTAAAAATAAAAATAACAATATAAAGTAATATGAGAACCAGCGATATTACTTTATCTATATTTATAATTTTAGTATTTATAGCAATGTATTTTTATAATATATTCGCAGTTGGGATTAAAAAAATAAAGGACAATTGGCCCGAATATAGATGTAATCCATCAATCATGCCATTTGCTGGAACATTTGGACACGATGTAATGTCAAATTTTACCCATTGTATCCAAAACACACAATCAGATTTCATGGGCTATTTATTACAACCAATTAGCTATTTGATGACGGTAGTAAACAAAACCATCGGTGGATTAATGGAAGCAGTTCAAGATATACGGTCTTTTATTAATGTATTTAGAAATATGATAACGGCGGTAGTACAAAGTATTTTTGGTGTCTTTATGAATATATTGACACAGTTTCAATTCATATTGATAAAATTGAAAGATATGATGGGTAAAATTGTTGGAATAATGGCAACTATGATGTATATACTACAAGGAACTGTATTGACGATGCAATCATCGTGGAATGGTCCTCCTGGACAAATGGTAAGACTTATGTCAAAATTAAGCATATAATAGGTAATATGTAATAGGCAACCTTTTTTGTATTCTATCTGTATATGATATTTACAGATAAAATACCATGGAATAAATCTTCAAGTGTGTAAAATTAAAATTAAAATTAAAATAACATTATTTATTATACAAATTAAATATATGAATGGGGATAACAATATATTTAATGTAATAAATAAATTATATGATAAAGTAGGTTTTCTTGAAAAATATGGAGGTTCATTATGGAGTACAATAATTATAATAATTATATTTTTTATATTAATATCTTATTACTACATATATAATAACATACAGCCTATAAAAGCAGACTGGATAAATCAACGATGTAAACCGTCGGTAATGCCATTTGCCGGATTGATTAACCCTCCAGATCCTAAAAAAATGAGTGCTTTTGATTTCACCGCTCAAAATTTCACAAGCTGCACCCAAACTATTTTATCTGACATAGCCGGAGTATTCCTATCGCCATTTTATTATTTAGTAAATTCATTTACAAAAATACTAGATGGAGTAAATGAGGATGTACAGTCAATAAGGAAGGTTTTGACATCCATTCGAACGGCAATATCGTCGGTATCACAAGAAATAATGGGAAAATTATTAAATGTTTTAATACCTATTCAGTTTATTGTAATTAAAATAAAAGATATAATGAATAAAACTCAAGGTATAATGTTATCTGGAATATTCATGTTAATGGGCATCTACCAAACGTTGACAGCTAGTTTTGGTGCGATTATTCAAATAATTTCAAGTATATTAATAGTAATAGCATCAATAATGATGATATTATTTTTCATACCATTTGGTTTTGGCATACCATTTGCCATACCACTATTAATAATATTTATTATGGTATTGGTGCCAGGTATCATGGTGTATATAATTCAAGTGATGGTATTGAAAAAATGGGTAAACCCGCTACCTGGTATACCGAGTTGTTTTATAGATGATACGTTACTAACATTAGAAAATGGTAATAAACTAAAAATAAAGGATATTGACGTAGGTATGATACTACAAAATAATAATGTTGTAACCGCTAAAATGAAGCTGGCCAATATAAATGAAACAATTTATAATTTAAATAATGTATATTGCACTGGAGAACATATGGTGAAGTATTGTAATACTTGGATAAAAGTAAAAGAACATCCATTTAGTGTAAAAACCGACAAATACTGTAACTATTTATACTGTATAAATACTAGTAAAAAAACGATAAGTATTAATGGCGAACTATTTAGCGATTGGGATGAACTAGATAATAAACAGATAAACATGTTGAAACAGAAATGTGGTAGATATTCATCGAATTCGTTTGAATTAAACGATGTTCACCGATATTTTGATGGAGGGTTTGTTGAAACAACAAAGGTAGAATTACAAGACGGGCATAATATGAATATAAACAACATAGAAGTAAATGATATATTAAGATTTGGTGAAAGAGTATCTGGTATTGTAAAAATCAAAGCGGACGATTTAGAAACAAAACAATTTATAATAGATGAACAAAATATAATAGAAGGTGGGCCTAATTTACAAACATGTGACCCTGATTTAGGAGTGATAAGTACTTTAGATGTATATGGGGAAAGAATAAAAGTAAACTATGTATATCATCTAATAACTGACAAAAGAACCTTCCATGTAAATGGAATTAAATTTCACGATTATAATTATTGTATCGATAAGTATTTAGAAAAGGATATACTAAACTAAATTATTTAACGGGTTTGTAATTTACACAATATTTTAGAGGTTTAATTTTTTATATACAAAATATATATAAGATGGAACTAAAGATGTTTGGTCATTCATGCCGTGTAGAGTTAATAATACTTTGTTTAGTTATAGGTTTTGTATTAGGTTCACACTTATTTTGTTCATGTAGTCGTATAGGTTTAACGGAAGGTATGGAAGTAATGGGTGCCGCAGTAAACTGGACAATGGGCGAAGATGTAGTGAATAGTTGGACAAATAAAGCAAATACCTATTCTCATGATATGGGATATAGTTCTACACAATCAAAGTGGTCTCAATATAAGGGAACACCTGTTCCTTTACCTGAAGGTGAAATGTTCATGTTTGCTAATAACGAGTTTAAACCTGAATGTTGTCCTTCTACCTACTCTTCCAGTACTGGATGTGCTTGTATTACACAAGAGCAAGTAAATTATATTAACCAACGAGGAGGAAATCGTTCAATTGCGCCCGCCGAATACTAGAAAAATCAAATGTGCTACAGCTACCTTGACTAAACTAAACTAAACTACGAGAGTAAGTTCGTGCATAACTTCGCGTAATTCAATACAATGTTTACACTTTTTATTTTCATCGCATATTATGCGTTTATATTTGTATTTTTGTTCAATGTGAGACAATATAGACACGTGTTTGTTGAACCCATTTACAAAATACAAATTATTTAATGTCATTGGTGAGCTGTTAATATTATAGTTGTGTTTATCGGAAAGAATGACATGATTATCAATAGTTATGTTATATTTTTGTAATGGGGCACTAAACGTGTCTTCGGCTATTTTATAAACCATTGGACAAATATTCTTTATATTATACAGCTCTATCGGAATTAATCTATGTAAAAGTAGGTTTCTACAAGTCATTACTATTCTATAATGATAATAATAAAAAATATTTATATATTTTTTATTATATATTTTACAAACTCACATATCACGTTACATTAGACATATAGTCCATATAATGAGTTTGTCATTTTGTCATCCTTTTTAATAATTTTTTTTACTATTTCAGTAGTGACTGTATATGGAAAGGTTACCTTTAATGTCATTTCTTCTTCAAACAGTCTAGAGTCGGGTTTCATTAACCGATATAGATTTAACTTAGTATAGATAATCTCTAGACTTCTCTTGAGATTACGAACACCCTTTTCGTTTTCAGTATAGTTTTCTACAATATAATCAATCGTGTCGTCAGGGATAATAATATCATCCTCTTTAAAGTTTACTTGTTTCATGATGGTAGGAATAAGATAATCCTTTGAAATAACACGCTTATCCTTCTTTTCATATCCTTGTGTTTGAATCTTATACATCCTATCTAGTAGAATCGGGTTTACCTTAGATTCATCATTATAACTAAATATAAACAAGCACTTGCTCAAGTCGAAATCGATTTCCGAGAAATACTTATCATGGAACTGACTGTTTTGACTAGTATCAGTGAGATGTGTTAAAATACCAGCAATCTCTTCACCCTTGGGAGTATCACTAATCTTGTCCAACTCATCAAAGTAAATGACAGGGTTCATGGACTTGGTCTTTACCAAAATATCAACAATTTTACCCCACGTGCTACCTTCATATGTATATCCATGACCTTCAAGGAAACTACTATCCGTAGCACCCCCTAGAGCAATGAAAGCAAAATCACGATTAAGAATTTTGCTAATACCTTCCTTTACAAGAGTTGTTTTACCGGTTCCCATCGGGCCTTTGATAGCAATTGCTGTGCCAACCGAAGTGGGATTACTAATCCACTGACCAACCATTTGCATGATTTGAAGTTTGGCATCATTTAAACCATATACAGCTTTATCTAAAATGTCCTTTGATTGTGACATGTATTCATGACATGCGTCAATTCCATTTTCAATAGTTAACGGCAGAGTCTTATAACGATTAAACGGAAGTTGCATAAAAGTATCTACCCAATTCTTAATCTTGTAATATTCGCCATTTCCAGGATCCATATTTCGTAAAGATGAAATCTTGTTAAGAGCGATAGATTTTAAATGAACTGGAATATCTGCCTCCAACAAGGTTAGCCTATATGGTTTTTGTACGATGTTAATTTTGTTAATTGCTTCTACTTCCTGAATAACCTTTTGCTGTTCTTCAATAGTTAATTTATCCTTAAAGAACTTGAAATCATTCAGTAGGCTTTTCTTATTAACCAGATTTTTAAATGATTTGGTATTCGCTGTTCTCTGCGTCTTGAGATTTTTATTCAGACGCTTCTTTAGCTTCTCCGACTTGACATCTAAATCCTTTAGACCGTTAATCGCAATTTTATTATTTTTATCCTTTTCTAAGATGCCTTCAAACGTTTTTCTAATTTCGTTCAATGTATCTTGCTGCTTAGCAATATGTTGCTCAAAGTTCTTATTATGCTTACCCTCCTCTTCATCATCATCGTCTTCATCTTCATCCTCATCCTCATCCTCGTCCTCGTCCTCATCTTCATCTTCATCCTCATCTTCATCCTCATCCTCACCCTCGTATTCAGAATCATCCTCGTCTTCATCATCATTACGCATAGGATCGCCAATTGTAAATATGATATTAAATCCTTTTTTCCCTCTCCTACTAATCTTGATATCATTCTCTTCATCATCATCTTCATCATCATCTTCATCATCGTCTTCACTATCTTCTTCGTCTAATGTTTCATATTCACTACTATCTTCTTCAAGTTCAATGGTTTCCTCTACAACCTGCTTCTTTTTATTTTGTTTTGTCATTTTCTTTTTATTTGTTACCTTCTTTGATTTAGTATGTTTATCTTTCAATAATACTACATCTTCTTGTTTCTCTTGTTTGTCCTTCTTGTCTTGTTTGTCCTTCTTGTTGTCCAGTTGCTCTCCAGTAGTGGCAGCATTTTCAACGGCAGTATTATCTTTATTTTTACGAGACTTATTTGTTAGTTTCTTTAATTTTTCACCACTTGTGATTTTATTTTGTAAATCCTTGGACGGAAAGATTTTTTGTAGAAATTTTCTATATTCATGAACATCCATATCACCGTCGTCTCCATCATTCTCATTATCACTATCACTATGTGTACTTACCTCATCCTCATCTTCGCTACTATCACTATCCGAATTTTTTTTTAATTGTTTGTCTATGCTACTCGATCGAGTATTATAGACCTTTTTATTTAATTTAGTATTCTTGGTCTCCTTTGAAATAGGCATGGTTACGTTTAGTTATAAATATTATATATATAATATTTAAGTTCAATTTTTCCCAATAGTTATGATTTAATTAGTCAATAAAAATAAAAAATTGATAATTTAAAACAAGTTAAATATTATATTATATTATAAGGAAGTATGGCGAATAAATTCAACGAAACTATTCCCAGAAAGATGAATTCTAAAATCATTGGTATTCAGTTTAGTATATTAAGTCCAGATGAAATCCGCAAAGGTTCAGTAGCAGAAATTACATCTAGAGATACATATATTAATAACAAGCCAGTAATTGGTGGATTATTTGATCCGCGAATGGGTGTATTGGAACCTGGTTTAATTTGTCCTACGGATGGTCTTGATTATATGGAGACACCTGGGTATTTTGGGCATATTGAACTAGCTAGACCAGTATTTTATATTCAATATTTGACAACTGTTATGAAGATTTTAAGATGTGTGTGTATTAAATGTAGCAAGTTAAAGATTAGTAAAGATACATATAAACAGGCTTTGAAGTTAAATGGAGATGAGAGATGGAATTATGTATTCAAGCTAGCTAGTGTAGTAACTCGTTGCGGAGAAGATAGCGCAGACGGATGTGGATGTTTACAACCAAAGAGAATAAAAAAGGAAGGTTTAGCTACATTATTTGCCGAGTGGGATAATATTGATGGATTAAATGAAGATGACAAAGATAAATTAAATATGAAATTAACCCCAGAAATAGTATTAAAAATATTCCGTAGAATTTCAGACGACGATGTAAACTTTATGGGTTTTAGTCCAGTATTTTCAAGACCTGATTGGATGATATGTCAAGTATTGGCTGTTCCACCTCCAGCAGTTCGTCCGTCTATTAAGATGGATGGTCAGCAGAGAAGTGAAGACGATATCAGTCATATTTTGGTGAATATTATCAAGGCAAATAAAACGCTTCAAGAGAAAATTCAGGATAGTGCCAATTCAAATATTATTGATGATTGGCATACAGTTCTTCAGTATTACATAGCTACACAAGTGGATAATAAAATTCCAGGTGTAGCCTCTGTAGCACAGCGTTCAGGTCGTCCCTTAAAATCAATCAAGGAACGTTTGAATGGAAAGGGTGGTCGTGTTAGAGGAAATCTAATGGGAAAGCGTGTTGACTTTTCAGCTCGTTCAGTCATTACACCAGATCCTAACTTGTCTATTCGTGAGCTTGGTATTCCTCTCAAAGTAGCCAAGAATATTACCAAACCGGTTACTGTTAATGCTATGAACAAGAACTTTCTACTAAAATTGGTAAAGAATGGACCAGATGAATATCCTGGTGCTAAAATATTGGAAAAGAAAAACGGTGAACAAATTACCCTACGATATGCGGATAGGGAAAATATTCAGCTTGAATATGGGGACATTGTTCACCGTCATATGATGGACGGAGATGGTATTCTGTTTAACAGACAACCGACCCTTCATAGAATGAGTATGATGTGTCATATAGCAGTTATCATGTTCAAGGGTGATACCTTTCGCATGAATGTAGCCGACACCAAACCATACAATGCTGATTTTGATGGGGATAGATTTTGTCCCCAACAGGTGACCGCTCAATAAGTTGTAGATAATACTTATTGGGGAAAACGGTGTAAAGTCTACTAGTAAATGTATTCCATGTAAAGGTACATATTACTAATATAATCATCTAGTTATTCTTTCAAACTAATATAAAAATAAAAAATTGCTCTAATTAATAATAATAATCAATATCAATATGAATATGATATTAAACAAAGATGAAATATACAAAGTTGTTGGTGAAATATACAAAATAACAAACACTACAAATGGAAAACATTATATTGGTCAAACACGTAGTCACAGATTAAATCATAATAAATATAGGCCATTTGGATATTTAGGAAGGTTCAAAGATCATATACACGAAGCAAATTCAAGTAAAAAAAATCAGTCAAGATATTTGAATTATGCTTTAAAGAAATATGGAGAAGAATGTTTTACTTGTGAAAAAATTCATACTTGTAAAGTAGATGAATTAAATGAACTTGAAAAACAATACATAATTGAACATGATTCCAAATATCCAAATGGTTATAATTTAACAGATGGTGGAAGAGGATTTACTGATATTAGTGGTAATTTTATATGGAACACTGAAATTCCATCACCCCAAATATATGTGCCTCAGCCAAAAAGTGACTATACCAAAAAGTTAATATCCGAACAGTTAAAGTCATTCTATAGTAACAATGATAATTGTGAAAAAAGAATGAAATTAGTACAGGAACAACATTTAACAAAAAAATATGACCGGTTTAAACATGTAGTAATTGTTGATGATGATGTTGATAAGTATGTTCGTGTTTTAAAAAACAATACGAACAATACTGAATATGTTCGCATCGTCATTAATAATAAAAGAATCACAACTTTTGTAGGAAAACACGAACAAATAGAAGAAACAATAATTAGAGCAAAAAAATTTATATTAGAATTGAAAGAATGGCAACGTAGCCAAATTGCGGGAATTTCTTTAGAGCCCTATACTACCACCCCATAATGGAAACATAATGGGGGAACACGGTTAATTGCCGTACCCAATGGTAAAAAAGTATGGGGATTAGACAATCCGCAGCCAAGCTCCTAAGTCCGTTAT